CAACTGGGGTTGCTGCAACTATTACAAGTTTAATAGCAATTGGCACCGATGCTGGTGTAAGGGTTGTTGCATAATAATTAAATAGTAATAATAATGATATGGTGATAAATGTTTGATGATTTGACAGACAAAAATATTGACCTGTATATGATGAAACATTATGATAATCCTCAATGTGCAGACTTAGAGGAATATAATGACGATATCAAACGTATCAAATATTTGAAAAGGCTATTTAATCGGTATGAAAATACAGGAGATTTAAAAGAGCGGCTAATATTGAATCATATTGTTGTTTTATATAATGTCTTTGATGTGGGTTCGGCAACTAAAATTTTGTTTTTTAAAATAGATTCCTCCCTATGGTCTATTTTAAAAACATTTTTAATTTTTTTGGGATACATGCCTGACCGAATAGAGGGTATCAGAGGAAATATTATTTTAAGTTCTGATATACCTATTAATTTTGACGTAGCCAATTATCTAAGGGAAATTTAATAAGTGCCGAAAAAATTATTCAAAGCTCTGCGAATTGAAGATGCTCCGGTAAATGCAATTGGCGGTGGACATATTGCTGGAACTGCTCCGGCTGGTGATGACCCGCCGGTTCGTGGAAAGTCAAAGCTAGTTCGTAGAAAAAAGTTTGCTGGATGTGAAGTTTTTGAGATTGATTCGGATAGATATAATAGCTGTAGACGAGCAAAATATCAACATGAACGATTTTCTAAATTTGTAGGCGACGATGAAGTTGCCCTAGAGATTCGCGAATATGCAAAGACATATCCAGCCAAAGGCATTATGATACAAGATAATGCCACTGGTGCAATAACATATTTAAAGCTACCTAAAGGAAAGACAGGAGCACAATTCTAATGCCTCTTTTTATAGGTACGGCTGCTAAATTTGTGGCTACTTTTTTGTCTAATCTCATTACTGGTGTCGTAACAAAATGGATGCAGATGAGAGAATCGTATAAACGAGGCGAGGCCGAGGCTGAGAATGAAATACATGAAGAAAATGCAAAACGAAAAAAACGGGCCGATGAAGTTATGTCATGGCCCATCAAAAAGGGTAAGGCTCTTATTGATAGTCTTCGTAATCGTGGCAACACAGCTCCTTAGCGGAGCGGGATGTGCTACATCAGGAGTTTCTAATTTAGAACCGCCTGCCTGCCCAAGATGGAATGAAGATTCAATTCTTGATTTAGAGATGTTACTAGAACTACAAAACGCAGGCGAAATTGATATTGTAGATTTAGAATACCAATTGGGTGAGCAGCAAAGGCATTGTGAAGCTCTTGATGCATATTTAAAAGACGATTGCAAGGATTAAAAAAATGGGAAACAACTTATATGGAAGTGTCACAAATGGAAATGGCATGTTAAGGCAAGTTTTAGTTGGGGTTGTCACGGCATCTGTCATAGGTGTTTGGGCATTTGCTTCAACTAGAGCATCGTCCCGCGATTTAGAGAGAGTTGAAATAGAATCCAGAAGCGCAGATGCCGCATTGAACCAAGAGGTAAGGGAATTAAGACAGTATTTACATGTGTTAGATATTGAACAATCAGCTTTCCGTGCCCAGGTAAGAGAAGCTCTATCCATAAAATAGTTATTGCTATTTCTGTATAAGTATGCTATACTTTATTTGTTATGATTTATATTGACCATAAATATATTCGCCTTCTTTCTTCTCAGTTAGAGCACTTCAAGCAGAAGTCGGAAGAGTTATATAATTTTCGCTGCCCTGTCTGCGGCGATTCTCAAAAAAATAAATACAAAGCCCGTGGTTATGTGTTTCGCAGAAAAGATTCTCTAATCTTCAAATGCCATAACTGTGGTGATAGTCGTTCATTAGGTAATCTCATTAAGCATATTGATTCCACAATGCATGGGCAATATGTAATGGAGCGATACAAGTCAGGCGCCAGTTCTTCTAAGGTGTCCATTTCAAAACCAGAATTTCAATTTGCCGCCCCGGTATTTGCAAAGCACTCCCCTGGGAAACTGCTTGCAAGTATCGGGGCGGTTCGTTTATCAACCCTATCAGACGGCCATGTAGCTAATCAATTTGTCGAAAATAGAAAATTACCCTCCCAAAAAACAAAGGGATTATATTATATTGATGATGAAGAAAAACTAGAATCTTTATCCCCTAAGTATAAAGATAGAATCGTAGGGCATTGTGAAAGATTGTTATTACCTTTCTGTGATGTTGATGGAAATATGACTGGGCTGACAGGTAGAGCCCTTGATGATAAAGGGTTACGGTATCTTGCATTGAAGTTTAATGCAGAGAACGAACCATTAATTTTTGGATTGGAGAAATGGGATGGACGAAAATCTACTATCGTGGTTGAGGGAGCCCTTGATTCACTTTTCTTTCGCAATGCTATCGCTGTGGGCGGTGCTGACTTTGGCCGGCTTGGTGGGTTGGTCGAGAAGGAAACTACAACGATTGTTTTCGACAACGAACCGAGAAACAAAGAAATAGTAAACCGAATGGCTAAGATAATTGAGGCTGGATGGACTATTTGTTTCTGGCCAGAAAATATTTTAGAAAAAGATGTGAACGACATGGTGCTTGCAGGACGGTCGGCCGAAGAACTTGAAAGCATGATAAATAGAAATAAATTATCGGGACTACAAGCCAAATTTAAATTGAATGGATGGAAGAAATGCTAATGGGTGATATGAATGTTGAATTAGTTGACCATATGGGAACAGACCTTACGGTAGTCAATGCAGCCAGAGTCAGTTTTAATAAGCAGAGTGAGGAGTTCAAAGGAGGAGATGAAAAATTGATTCGATATTTGGCTAAGCACAATCATTGGACTCCTTTTGGTCATTGTACCCTACAGTTTAGAATTAAAGCTCCCATTTTTGTAGCTCGGCAATTGGTAAAGCATCAAATCGGTCTTACGTGGAACGAAGTTAGTCGGAGGTATGTCAAAGATGCCCCCGATTTTTTTATGCCTGAATCATGGCGAGCTAATCCAGAGAGCGCCAAGCAAGGTTCTTCAGATACAGAAACAATAGAATATTTAAATAAAAAAGGTTATGTCAATGACAAAGTAGAAGTGCTATATATCAAAGCACTAAAACTATATAATCAAATGTTAGACGCAGGTGTTTGCGCCGAACAAGCTAGAATAATTCTTCCTCTTAGTGCCTTTACTGAATGGTATTGGACTGGAAGTTTATATGCTTTTGCGCGTGTCTGTAAATTAAGATGTGCGAAGGATACTCAAAAAGAAACGCGGTATATCGCAAATAGAATTTCAAAGGAGGTCCAGGATGTTTTTCCTGTGTCCTGGAAATATTTAAAAGGGGAAAATGATAATAATGACAACCAACACGCCAGTAAAGTATAACACTCTCCCTACAACATATCAACAGTATATCCATCTTTCGCGATATGCTCGTTGGTTACCCGAAGAAGGTAGACGAGAAACATGGCCCGAAACTGTAAAGAGATACTTCGATTTTTTTGAATGGCATCTTAAGGAGTTTACGAAAGGTAAACTAACAAAAGCTGAACGAATAGAATTAGAAGATGCGGTACTTGAACTTAAAATTATGCCGTCGATGCGATGCCTGATGACTGCTGGTGAAGCATTGGCTCGCGAAAATATTGCTGGTTATAATTGTTCATATGTTGCCGTTGATTCTCCGCGTGCATTTGACGAGATTCTTTATATTTTAATGAATGGTACTGGTGTTGGTTTTTCTGTAGAACGTCAATCAGTAAATCAGCTTCCTTTAGTTGCAGAAGAATTTCATCCTACAGATACATCTATTGTCGTGCCTGATAGTAAATTAGGTTGGGCAAAAGCTATGAAAGAATTAGTGGCTATGCTATATAGTGGGCAGATTCCAACATGGGACCTTTCTCGTATTCGCCCTGCGGGCGCACCACTAAAAACATTTGGTGGGCGTGCATCGGGCCCTGAACCTCTTGACGACCTGTTTCATTTTTGCGTTCGTATTTTTACCGGTGCAGCAGGGAGAAAACTAACATCATTAGAATGCCATGACTTGGTGTGTAAGATTGCAGAGGTTGTCGTGGTCGGCGGGGTTCGACGCTCGGCCCTTCTTTCTCTTTCTAATCTATCAGATGAACGAATGCGTCATGCAAAGAGCGGGCAATGGCAAGGCACAGAATCACAACGAGCACTTTCTAACAATTCTGCGGCATATACAGAAAAGCCTGATATTGGGATTTTTATGGCCGAGTGGCTTTCGTTGTATGAGAGTAAAAGCGGAGAGCGAGGAATTTTCTCCCGAACAGCATGTCAAGAGCAAGCCCTTAAAAATGGACGCCGTGATCCAGACTATGATTTTGGAACAAATCCTTGTTCAGAAATTGTGTTACGCTCAAAGGAATTCTGCAATCTTTCTGAGGTTGTAATTCGTCCCGAAGATACTCTTTCAACGCTCAGGGAAAAGGTTCGGCTTGCAACTATTTTAGGCACAATTCAGGCTACACTAATGAATTTTAGATATATAGGTAGTGGGTGGGGTAAAAATTGTGAAGAAGAGAGGTTACTAGGAGTTAGTCTTACTGGTATTATGGATAACGTATTGATGAATGGAAAGAAAGATGGATTGGCTAAAAGACTTGAAGGTCTCAAGTCGGTTGCAATTGATACGAATAAAGAATGGGCTAAACGACTCGACATTAATCAGGCGGCCGCGGTTACTTGTGTCAAGCCTTCGGGAACTGTTTCTCAGCTTGTAGATGCTTCTAGTGGCATTCACGCTCGGCACAATCCTTTTTATATACGCACTATTCGTGCTGATAAAAAAGATCCTTTGGCCAAGATGATGGTTGAAGCTGGATTTCCAGTAGAAGATGATGTCGTCCAGCCAGACCATAATTATATATTTTCATTTCCAATGGAAGCACCACAAGATGCTATTTTCAGAACTGACCTGACAGCCATTGAGCAACTAGAACATTGGCTGACATATCAACGTCATTGGTGCGAACATAAACCATCATGTACTGTATCGGTGAAAGAAGATGAATGGATTGAAGTTGGTGCGTGGGTATATGGGCATTTTGATGAAATGAGCGGTGTTTCATTTCTACCATTTTCTAATCATATCTATAAACAAGCCCCCTATATAGATTGTAGTAAAAAAGAATATACTGCTGCAAATCATATCATACCAAAGGATGTTGATTGGATGCTTTTGGCTAATTATGAAAATACAGACCAGACAATAGGTTCACAAGAATTAGCATGTAATTCAGATAAAGGGTGTGAAGTGTAAATGAATGGGGATGTTGTAACAAATACAGAAGAAGAGTTGATAGTAGAATTACTTGATTGTAAAAATTGCGAAGCACAATATAGTATTTTGTTAGGCGAAGATTTTCTATACGAACGTTCACATTATTGTCCGTTTTGTGGTGAGTATACTGTTAGGGATGAAGATATATGATTATAGCAGGAATTGATTATTCAATGTCGTGCCCGGCCATATGCGTGTATGATACTCAAAAGGGAAAATTTTCATTTCAGACCACCAATCATTACTTTAGATCTAATCTTAAAAAGTATGATATGTTTCATGAAAATAGAATTTGGGGAGAGAATCACGGGCTTTGGAAAACAGATGAAGACCGATATGATGATATTGCTACTTGGGTATTAGATATTCTTACGTCTGTTTATAGAGTTGATAAGGCATACCTAGAAGGCTATTCTTATGGCTCTACTGGGAAGGTATTTCATATTGCAGAAAATACAGGAATTCTTAAATATAATTTATGGGATGCACAAATAGAGTTTGATATTATTCCCCCGACAGTAATTAAAAAGTTTGCAACAGGAAAGGGGAATGCGAACAAGGAGAAGATGTATGAAGCATTTATTAATGAAAACCCTGGTGTGGATTTACGCTCATGGCTTACTCCTAGGTCAAGTAATGTTATTAGTCCTGTTAGCGATATTGTTGATGCATACTTTATAGCTAAGTGTGGACTAGAATCTTCTTGATCGATCTCCTTACTTTTTAACGGCTACACCTTATATATCCTTTGGGAACGTATTTTTGGGGATTTATTTTATATTATTTTATCGGCCCGTAGCTCAGTCTGGTAAGAGCGTTCGCCTTATATGCGAAATGCCGTCGGTTCAAATCCGACCGGGCCTACCAAGTTAGGTAGATAGGAAATATGGAAGAAGAATCTTGCCAACCGAGAAGCCTGTTATGGATAAGAAACATATTACAGATTCGTCATGTACGGGAGATTGCCGCCTCGACTTGTCCCAGGAGTATTGCCTTGGGTGCTGGCGGGACGCTGCTGATATATCTCGGTGGACTATGCTCTCGCCGTCGCAGAAGGATTTAGCTTTGCGCCGTAGAAAAGTCAATAAAATCAAGTACATAGGGCGGATATTAGACCAAAAAAATCACAAAAAGCCCTAGGATGCGGTCTAAAGCGCCTATAGTACAATAGGCCCTATAATACAGAAAACCCTGTTATAGGGCGATATAGAGAGCGAAAAACCTCTTTAAAATCAAGCACTTAGCCGACATAAAAAAATGAACTATTACCAAAAGCCTTTTAAAATCAAGCACTTAGAGAATATTTTATTTCATTGAAGCTATTGACAAGACGGCGAATCTGGGGTATACTCTATATAGAGGTTAAGAATGGATATTGTCATTTTACAAGGCAAGACCCGGCATGGTAAAAACCGCGTCCGAGAACACGGCGACCGTTGGACGGTCAACCGGGCCTCTGAATCTGTGGCGATTTTGGATGGTGCTCCTGGGCTTCATCTCACGGTTCTGGATTGTGAATGCTCCATTTGTGAAAAGTGGGGCCCAGACTGGCGCTGGATTCGTCAGACCAACGACTTGAATTTTGAAATCCTGAGGAGGGAAACCATTGGCTCGTAAACCCGTTCCGACTTATCCGTTGGAGCTTGCCCTGGAAGCTACTGCGGCGATTATCCGTACACACGGATATACTTCTAAGAAGGATTTTCATACTTCTGGTCGCCAGCCGACTTCCACAACTCTTGGTATTTGGCTGAAGTCTCCCACCACGACCGCCCCTGTTATTGAGGCTGCCGACCTGGCCGTGGCTCAGGAGGCATTGGCGTGGTTGCAGGGCAAGGCTCATATTACAGGGTATGCTTCCGAGTCCGACTTTGACCGTTCCATGCGGTTGTTGACCGAGGGTGGATATCGCAGTCTGACTCATGGTCAAATTTGTAAGTCCGACTTCGGTTTCATCGCCTGTGTCTATTCGACCATGGAACGAGCAGCCAATCGCGAGAAGAATAAGGAAGTGGCCAAGGAAGCCGCATCGACTTCTGAGTATATCGGAAAGTTGAAGTCTCGCGCCGAGTTTTTCGTCAAGTTGGTCGGCAAGAAGTATAGCGATAATATTGGTTGCTATATCTACAATGTCAAGGATCAAAAGGGAAATCTTGGGGTCTTTTTTAGTAGCGATTCCGACTTGGCGAAGCTCGAGGATTGTTTCCTGGCTAAGATGACTCCGAAGCGCCATAGTGTGAATAATTATCATGGTGGTAAGGAGACGGTCTTCAATCGGGTCAAGGTCGTGCAGAACGTGGGCGCGCCGAAGGCCTCGTAGGGGTGTGAAGGAGTTTTATTATGCCATTAAGCCCAGAACTTAAAAACCGCATTAGCGAAATAATCAAGCATTTGAAATCGCAGGGTCCACAAGACCCTGCGGTTTCTTTTATTGTGGGGGCAACAATAACTAAACTTTGCCGTGAAAAAACGAAGGACTTCGTGTCTAAATAAAATCAAGGAGAAAATATGACCCGAGATACAAAAGGAACACATGGTGTTTATGTTTTAGCAGATAATACGACTGAAGCTAATATTGGCTATTGGAAGAATGAAATGAAGAACCGGTACGAAACTCCCGACCAGTATGGCAAGTCTATGACAATTGAATATGAAGAAACAACCAAAGAGACTGGTAACCGCTACATTAATTTTTGGGTAGGCTGATGATTCAATTAATTACAAAAGATAGTTGCCCTTGGTGTGTAAAGGCAAAAGCTCTTTTAAAAACTTATGGCTATGTATATCATGAAGTTAAGATTCCATATTCTCTTTCCCAAGAAGAGTTTTATACATTAACCGAGAAATACCAAACTTCAAAAACTGTGCCTAAGATTTTTAATGATAAGGAATTGATTGGTGGGTATGAAGATTTGGTAGATTGGGTAGATAATCATGCTGGTGGTTATGGTGATGGTTCTTTGTCCTAAGTTGCTTACCAATTTTAACAAAAGTTAAATGGAGCCCTAACTAGCTCTAGTTGATTGCTATATAATAATAGACATTTTTATTGCAAGTTTCGGTGATTGCTTTAAATTTTTGAATTGACCACCGGGTATATAAGGAGCTTTATTATGGCATTTCGTGCTAATAGTCAGGCACGTCGGGTAACCGACTACCTCTCCGAGGGAAAGACCCTCACTGCCGCTGAGGCGAATGCTCGTTTTGGCGTGCAGAACTTCCGTGCTTTGATTTCGCACATCAAGGATACGGTTGAGACTTATGGCAACCATGAAGTATGGTCTGAGCCGACTTCAACCAGTACGTCTCGTTATGGTATGGACACTTTTGTCTAAACCATAACATTCTTGTTCTCGTTTAGAGCATGAATTGGGGGCGGTGGCTTTGATGCTGCCGCCCCCGTTTTTTATGGAGAAAAATGATATGGGTGATATCCCGTTTGAGCTTGAAATTACTTCCGGTAATGCCTCTGGTGTTGTGATTGACGAGGATGAGTTAAAGAAAAACGCAGTTCATAAAGATGCCAAAGGTGGCACCGAGTTAATGCTGGAGGGGTTGAAGAAAAGACTTGACCCCGAGCTTTGGGATAATTTCAATTTTATTATGTCGCGTGTGCGTGACGAATTTGTTGATCCTGATAAGCCTAATATTCTCTGGCTTCAGGACCTGCCAGAAGACCCAGAATCGCAGCATTTAAAAGATGCATCTTCTCGCGAACGATTCGCCAAGATTGTATTTAATAGTAATTGGCAACAGCATCAGTATAATATGAAGTTAGGCGTTCCATACGAAGATGGTGTGGTACTAAAGAATTGCTGCGAGCGTTTTGAGCCGCATGAAAAACCCAAGGACGATAAACTTCGCCTTGTGTATTTTTCAACTCCTCATCGCGGGCTTCATGTTCTAGAATCAGCCATTCGGCATCTAGAAACTCAACGCGACGATTTTGAAGTAGACATCTATTCTAGCTTCAAGATTTATGGTTGGGAAGAACAAGACAAGCAATTCCAAGAATTGTATGACCGATTAGGTGAACTTAAAACGGTTAATTATTATGGCACAGTTTCACATGAAGAAATTCGTGGTGCTTTGACCAAGAGTCATATTCTTGCATATCCTTCTACCTATATTGAAAGCTCATGTTGCGTTGCCATTGAAGCAATGGCCGCGGGGCTTTTGGCTGTTGTTCCTAATTATGGTGCGTTGACTGAAACGTGTACTGACTATGCGTGGATGTATAATTGGGAATCAGATCCGTCTGTTCATGCCCAAAGGTATGCAGGAATTCTGAATAGCGCACTTGATTCTTATTGGGAACCGGCACTTCAACAAATTCTAAAACTACAAACAATATATTACAATTATTTTTATAGTTGGGATATGCGAGCATCACAATGGACTACATTACTCACTGGCTTGAAGGCTGAGTTTGATGCTCGCCCTAAGCGACAAAAATATCCTTATTAGGGAGATTCATAATGGACTTGCTAGTTAAGTTTCCGACCCGTGGTAGATGTGATAAATTCTTTACGGTGTTGGATTCGTTTGTGGAAAAACAGTCGGGTGACCATAATTGTCATTATCTCGTTTCTTGTGATACTGACGATGAGACGATGAACAATCCGGATGTCATTAAGCGCCTTGAGTCATATGACAACCTTTCATATTATTTCGATGAACGGGCGGGTAAGATTGGTTCTGTAAATCGTGACATGGACAAGGCTCCAGACTATGATATTCTCATGCAGCCCGCAGACGATTGGCTGGCATTGGTGAATGGATGGGACGATAAGATTGTCGAAGAAATGGATGTATCTTTTGATGATGGTGATGGTGTTGTCTGGTTTTTCGATGGTCATAATCGAGAGACTGATACCCTTTGTATTATGGGTAAGCCTTATTACGAAAGGTTTAACTATATCTACTATCCTGAATATATCACCTTTTGGGCAGATACAGAATTTACTGCTGTGGCTGATTTACTAGATCGACTTTCGTTTAGCCCAGACGTTTTGTTTGAACATCAACACCCTGATTGGATGCAGTCACATGGATATGATGGGCAGAAGCGTGGTTACGATCAGCTATATATTGAGAATGATAAGCAAGAAGACCGCGACTTTGATGAACGATTGTTTCATGAACGAAAGGCGAAGAATTTCGATTTAGAATTATGAAGGTTCATGCCAACTGCCAAGTGAAAGATGAAGCTATTCTTTTGGAACATGTTCTGCCTTTCTGGCAGGAATATCCTATAGACGAATTTGTGTTTCTTGATGATAACTCGACCGACAACACCGTAGAAGTGATTGGTGATTTTCTCGGTGAAGAGGCGACAATCCTTTCGCCTGTTACTGATACATTCCACGAAGCCAAAAATCGTTCTACTATGCTTGAGTATAGCAGAAGCAAAGATGCTGATATTGTCATTTCGATTGACACAGATGAACTGCTGTCGCATTCTTTATTGAATCATTTTGATTGGTTGGTCGAACAGGCTTTAGATATACATGTCTTTCTCTATCAGTATAATGTAGTGGGTTCGCTGAATAAGATTCGCCAAGACCCTGAGTATGAACACAACTATCGCGACTTCATTTTTCCAATGAAGCATACGGGTAAGTTCGATGAATCGCAAAACCGGTATCATACTCCC